TGATACTGTGGGTGTCTCACGCTTGAAATCAAACCTAAAACAACTTCTTCAGGAACATTCTGAACACCTGTGATGTCAGTTTGTGCCTTCTGATATTGGCTCAAAAGTGGGAAATCGATTGCATTATATTCAACACCTTTCTTCTTGAACAAGAAAAGCAAGAGCTTAGATGCACGGATTGTGTCACCACCGAAATACTTATATATTCCTGCTTCAGCAATTGCCAATTCCTTATCGCTGTCAAACAAACCATTGGTGTAGATTTGCTTCTGAGCGATTGAGAGCAAGATAGATGTTTTCTTAACACCATATACGTGCTTCAAAATCTGAGCAATCTTGTTACGGTATTTCATCGCATAGAATTCCAAGTTATCCTGACCCCAAATGAAGCCAAGAACAATCTTTCTCATCCTTTCGTTGTTAACCCTTTCATTCTTCAAATCCATAAAGAGACGAAGAACGAAGGTAATACCGTTATCAGCACCTGCAAGGCTATTCAACGCACTTAAAAGTGCTTTGTCACTCAATCCATTATCATACCAGTCAATTGGGTTAACGATATTACACGCTCCACCCTTCAAGGTCTGCTTAAATTCATTAAGTAACACCTCAGATACGAATCTACCAGTAGCACCTTTTTGAGACGCTATAATCAATGGGAGTTCCTTTGAAAGTTTATATAAGTTCCTGATTTGGACCTGGATAGCTTTCATCTGTTCGTCTTTGCTATGGTAATAAGTCGCACTTGACTTAGAACCACTTGCAATAGTTAAACCGTCAATTAATGACTGCTTTACTGTACTCAGCATGTTTTGCGTTAAAACCAATTTTTCCATAGTTTCTAATTTATTAATTATAGTTATTAAAAAACATTATGCAATGATACGAATATTATTGTACAATGTCACAAAAATTCAAAAAAAAAGGGCAGGTACGACATATTACTATATCGTTTCCCGCCCATTTCTGGAATAACTTCCTATCTTCTCAATATAGAGAAGAAGTTTGGTTGTAACTTTGGTAGTTTGTCCCGCCTCTCATGGACGGGAAATTTCAATTACTGTATTCACAACAAGTTCTTCCTTTTTGATGTATCGCTACATTCAATTTTTTTGAAAAAATCAGTACTTCTACTGATAAAAACCATTCTTGACCATCAAATGTTAGGTGACATCTCCTTTTTTACTAAAATACTGATGCCAACAGCCAAAAAAACTCTGGGCGAGTTAATACGCCCAAAATAAGGTAGGGAATAGGTTATAAGTATTTGTTGTTTTTAATTACAAATTTTCACGATTTGCGACTTTACCAGCTTGTCTATATCCCCATTGTAATTGCTTATAATGGTGGGGATAGAAGGATTCGAACCTCCGATATTACTGTAAACACTTTCAGTTTTCCCTAATACGGTTGACCTGTTGAACATTGCAATTATGTGAGGCACTACTTGGAATGTAATTTCTCGGATTTGCCAGCCTTTTCATGTTCATCCAACTTCAGAATCGGTTTCCATTTATTCAGATTCTTAGGTCATATTTTTAAGAACTTAGAAGAAATTTGTTAGTTTTGTTTCGTATCTATTCGATTTTGCGTCAAAATTACTGTAAAAACTATCAGTTCTTCTCTTAGTAGCGGGGGCAGGACTCGAACCTGCGACCTTCTGGTTATGAGCCAGACGAGCTACCAACTGCTACCACCCCGCAATATTTCGTTAGAACCCCCATAAAACTACTTTTTTACTTGTTAGGACTTTCTACCTAACAAAACCTTCGAATGAAGGAGGGTGTTTTTGTATATTTTTAAAAAAGGATAATTCGTTTGTTATGTTTTGTTTAACGATATGGGGGTCGAACCCATGACATTCTGCTTGAAAGGCAAACACTCTATCCAACTGAGCTAATTGTTACTGAAATAACCAACAGTTTCCTTTTAAATTTTAAATCTTTTCAAATAACTTCGTCCTAAAGACAGTGCAAATATAAAACGCTTTTTTTTAATTTGCAAACAATTTTCAAAAAATATGTAAAAAAATTACTCTGACCTTGGGAAAATAAATACGAATAAAAAGTAAAAAAGTTACAATTTTTTATAAAAAAGTTTACTCTTTTTTCTTAACGTATTGATATTCACGCTTTTTCACAAGCATGTTTTGCAATCCCTGGTCCTCTCCTTGTGGTGCATCGGGGTCAGTAGCAAGAATTCTCGCAATTTCTTCCTCGGCATCACTTAAATCAGATTTTGGTTCATTCTTGGGTGGTTCTTCACCCAATGGTATTGTCCTTACCAGACCATCATATGGTGTTGGTACGGGTATATTACTTATAGGTTCAACTAATGTTGTACCAATAGTCTCTTCTGGTGGTTCATTCATAATTATTGTTTCAGTATCGCCACTGAAATCAAGTAAGTCTGATTTTACAGCATCACTTACACCCTCATTTACAGCATCACTTACACCCTCATCAAGTATTTCGATGTCCTCGTTTTCATCAAGTTCTAGTAATGGAGAGGCTTTTGCTGCCTCATTCTCCGTTATTACTTCATCTACAAAAGTAAGAACCTGTTTGACTTCATCTGGACTTAAATCTGTTCTTGACGTACTAATATGATAGTTTTCGATATTCTGAAACTCAGTACTTCCCGTTAGGGCATCCTCTTTAATCTGTTTCTCATGAGATTCTGCTTCGGGATGGAAATCCGTTTGTGGTGTTATATCACTATTGTCTTCAGGTTCTTTGTTTTGACGCAATAAATCGTTAATTGTTTCACTGTTTGCTCTATCAATTGATGATGCTTCATCGTGTTTACCAACAGCAATCATTACTTTAGAAAGACCTTCGGCTTTCTTTTCTAGCTTATCAATATCTGCATCGTCATGATGTTTAAGGTTCTTATATGTTTTACTATACCTATACCTTGGGTCATCGATTATGATTTTCATGGTATCATTGTTGAACACGCAATCCTCAAATGTCTGACCATCCTGTGCAAATCTTGCTTTAATGATTCTGATATTGGCGAAATGTGCTTCCTTTTGTGCAGGAGTTTTAGCTACACTCATAAAAAAGTGTGCTTTCTGAATCCTCTTAATACTACCACCAGTCTGTGATGCTTCCACGAACTCAGCATCAAACCCACTACGATTACTCTGAATTGCCGTCCATGCAGGAATATCGAAATCGGCAGCTAATGTTTCAAATCCTTTAATTACCGTAAGTTCGGCTTCAGTTCGTTCCTGTCCACGCTTATGACTTTCTACACAATCAAGGTAATCCAATACAAGGATGTCAAACTTGAATCCCCATTTCTTTTCGTAATTCGTCATCCAATTACGAATGTCTTTCATGGTAGTGTCTTCCTGACTAAACCTTTTGATTATAAGTCTACCTCTACCCTCTAAATAATCACATTTGGCTTTACTGATTTTCCAAACTCGTTCAATTTCATCTAAGTCATCCTTAATTTTAGTCAATGACGAGTCTCCCCAAATCACACTATGCTTACGTTGAATTTGAGCATCAGTATCTTCAAAGATAATCTGAGCCACATTCTTTTCTTGTTCAAATGCTGTATTGGCGACTCTTGTAAGGAATGTGGTATTATGGGTTAGAATATAATCATCAGTTACATATAAGTGGTCATCATTTTCAACATATATACATTGAGCCTCTTCTTTATGTGAATATTCAATATTTGAAATATATTTATTTGATTTATATTTATCCCTGTAAATAACACGATTTTGTTTTCGTTCTAAACGAAATGGTTTAATGTTACTATTTGTAAATGATATTGTTAAGATATAACATAATTTTCCCTCTTTTATTTCATTAAGATATTTATATTTTGGTAATTTTTCTTTTATTTTACAAAATCCACCTAATGATAATACTAGTTCCCTAAAATCTTCAGATAATTGTTTTGAGGATGTCGTGTACTGCATTCTACCATTCTTCGATGCATATCCATCAGTATCCATTAAACCTTGTAAAAGTGAAATTCTATCATCAACATTAGTGAATAAATATTCTTTGGGAATGAATTTATTTTCCGAACGAACGTTAAGTTTCAAATCTACTATTTGTTGAAACAACATATTTTTCCTACCAGCCTTACCTGTGATTCTATAACTTATTGTATTAGAAATCTTCTTTACAGATAATTGCTTATAGTCATCAACAACAAGATTAGTAATCTCGCTAATTATCCCCTCATCAATAGATGTAATTATTACACCACCATCAGTTAAACCACCATCACCAATTAATGCACCTAATAAATAAGGGTTTATTGGTAAATCAATTTTATTGAATTCGACCTCATTATTTACAGGAATTCTATAATTCAATCCACTTTTTATTTTATAGTTTTTCCTAATTTCATTTAGTGTTTGAGGGGTGTATGTTAAATTCGGAACTTTAATATGTTTTCGTTTTCCATTTACAATAATTGTTGTGTTTGCAGTACGATTATTCCTTGAATTAACCGCCCATAAGTGTTCATCATCACATAATGTAGATGTCCCATCATTGAACTCCACTTTATAAATATCTCTTTCTCCTTGTGGGTAAACACCCAACACCTTTTGTGATTTCCCATCACTACCAACCACATCACAACCAATTTTAACATCACCCATGTTAATCCAACCATTAGGTGTTAATATTTTCGAAGACAAGGGTTGTGCTTTACCAACACCTGATGGTGTAAGTACGACTCCAATCTCACCTTTACCTAATCCACCATCAGTAAGAACATCAATGGTTTCAATACCTGTTGGTATTGTTTGCCTGAATTCAGGTCTAAGTGCGTTTCGGAGTCCGTCTCCAACCGATTTAGCACCATCCTCTTCTTCACCGATATGACTTATTTTTTGAAATCGGTCTTCGATTGCAGAGATTTCATGTTTATTTTTTATCTCCCCATTCTTGACTTTGGTTTGAATGTGTTCGGCAATTTTACGATATTCCTGTTGTTTAATGAAATCATGTGTTGATTTCTGCACAACATCACCATCATAAAGCATCGACTTATTAATGATTCTTTCATTCCAAAGAGAAATACGTTTGATAACAGCAAATAACGATTCTTCCTCAATAACATTATTTGGTGTTTTATATTTGTTGATTGCCTGGTGAATACTCTGATTTTGTAGGTTGGGAACCTTATCAAATTCCTTATAGTATTCCAACATAATGACAAACAACCTACGCAAGTTAGGGTCATCAAAATATTCGATTGCTAATTTAGCGATTATTTTTTCTGCAAATTCAGGCTCTACCAACAACTGCCATATAAGACGTTGTTGAAATTCGGGTCCTAAATATGCGGATAATGTGTTTTCTGTATTTTCCGTCATTATGAATATGTGTAAAAGAAGGACGGGAATAGGGATTATTATAATTGGTCAGAATTGTAAGAAATGACCCCATCCCCGTCCAGAAATAATTAATTTCGTCTGAGTCTTCTCAGCATTTCTGCTCTTTTCGCTGGATGAAGTTCTCGAATTTGATTAATTGATAGACCCCTGTAATTAATTAAATCGTAATCATCCCACATATTTCTAATGTCGTTCTTTTTGATTTTATCTTCAATGAGTTCAGTGATATCAGTTACCACTTCTTTAACATCGAGAGATTGCTTTGCAACAGGATTGAATCCATCGACAAAAAATTCACGTTCGACAATCGGATTCTCATTAATATATAGACCGATTTTACAGGGAACGCCACGTATGGTTTTGTGTTCGATTTGTTGTACAATTGCTTTAGGGTTGTAGCGCATTCCGTTTCTCCACTCCCTCGGATAACTGTTTATCATTTTCTGCTGATACCCATAGAGATTATAAACATGATGCTCAGACTCACTATCACTAGTATCAACTCTTCCCACTTCTGCAACCACGTCATAACTTCGTCTTGACAAAGTTTTCTGTATTCTCGTTATTGCTCGTGGAAGAATGTCTCTCACATCAATCGAATACCTTGTAAAAGGATTAAAGTTGTCGGCATCAAACATTGCTTCACACAACAGAACTTCAGCTTCAAAATCACCATCAACAACACTACCTTGATGTAAGGTAAACCTGAATACGTTGTTGTACACTTTTTCCTTTTCCTTTTCTATTTCGTTCATTTTATTTGTATATTAAATTGTTAATACTAATCACAAATATAGCTAGAATCCATTTAAAATAAAAGGATTTTTAAAAACTAATGTTGTGTTTTTCGTAATACTCTCTTTCTAACTTCTTTTCATACATAATTACAGTATGGAATGGTTCAACATATTGTGGAAATGTGCTACCATAAACCATTAAAAATTCGTCTTCCATCATCAATTTATGTAGATTTGCACTTTCCCTGCCTTCCGATGACAACGGTATTTCAAGTTGTAGAAGTTCTTCTTTGGCTTCTTCAGTAAGTATTGGCTGTCTGAGATTAGTTAATTCGAAATTCATTCTCAGTCTTTCAATACCTGCCTCACATAATAGATTCTCCAATGCCTTTAATGGTTTCAATTTATTTTCTTTGCGTTCCTGTTGGATTTCATCTGCACGCTTACAAACATTCCTCACGCTCATGGTTTTGAATTTGAGTTCAGGAAATTTCTCCACAAGACCCTTTTCCTTGATACCGCCAACACCCTTGATATTATCAGCATCGTCACCACAGATAATCTTCATCGCCAAGGCATTTGTGTAGTGATGATTGAAATACATCATATAATTGGTTTTCGTTACTGGTTGGTCGATGTTTGGAAATATTATTGTGAGATTTAAGTCAAGTAGTTGTGCAAAGTCCCTGTCATTAGAATAAATATATATCTCTTCATCTTCATGGTTCTTAATACAATATGCTGCAATTAAATCATCGGCTTCGGTGTCATCAACCTGGATTTGTCTGAGATAAAGTTCTTCAGCATATGCCTTGATTCTTTGTCGTTGTTTAAGAAGTGATTCCTTTTTCTTCTCTTCTCTTCTGATTTCAGCAGCACTCATTTCAATGCGTTTATGCCATTCCTTACTTACACGATTGGCTTTGTACGCATTATCAATTCGGTATCGCTGAATACCACCACCTTCACCATCCCAGACAACTATGACTTTGTTAATCATATGGTCTTTAATCATTTTTCTAGTGGTGGTTAAAAAAGAATACAAACCACCAATGTGTCCGAACTTGGTGGTCTGTAAATCTTTTGCTCCG